TATCCAATTCGGTTACAAATTCAAGCTCAGCATCAAATACATTTGCTAGAGAAAACAGTCTGGCAAGAATAGTATCCGTACCTTCCCATTCGTTTGTTATACGTTTGTCACTGACTTCATTTATTCCTATTTCAAAAGGCTTTTCAAAGTTGAATGCTGTAATATACTGCTCAAACGACATTGCACCAGACGCCTTATACGAACCTGTTTCTTCATTTGTTAATTCAAGAGATAAACCATATGCAGTAACTGTTGTATATATCTCATCTCTATCAACATCGACAATATTTAAATAATATCCTTTATCTTTATATAAAAATGATATTTTGTTTCCTACTGTCAAAAATTGAGCATCCTCATGATCAGTAAATGTTTTGAATGAATAAGTATATGCTGCACCTTTTAAATAAGTGTGTAACTCATCATCCCAATAGTGCATTGCTTTTTCAATTGAATTATCAAGAAAAGCGCATACTTCATCATATGCGCTCAAAACTGCAATTCTAATATATTCCATTTTCTACAACCACACCTCTCTTATTCTGACTTTTACTGTTGGTTGAGTTTTTGTCCACTCACTAACGTGGAATTTGATCTTTGTTTTTCCTGGGGCTGCTTTGAAATATTGAGTACCTAATATCTCTTCACTTTGTTTTTGCATTCCATTGACGAAAAAATGTGATGTCTCACCATCAATAGAAAGAACCGAGTCTTTTGGATATCTGTTGGGTACATCATTCCATTTATCAACATGCATTTTTTGAATATAGAAATTATCAAATCCTGCATAATACATGAATTTGTTGCCATTTCTATCGCCCCATTGTTTTACAGAAATTTGAACTTTTGCACATTTCATATTCTCAATTTCAGGTATTGTATAAGAGTAATATTTTCCGTAATAATAAAAGGTTATTCTTGAACCTTCTTTACGTAAATCACAATGTCCCCAATCCCAATACCAGGGATTTTGAGATTGTATATGCGAAGTTGTATAATTCCATGTTTTCAACACTTTTCCAGCCATGACATCTGAAGATTTAACATCAGGATTATAGACAACAAAATCATATGAAGCTGTATTTCCAACGGAGTCCGTTTTATACCAGTTACACCCTGCAATAAGCTTGTTATCCTCAGTTAAAAAACTGATAGACATTTCACCGGTTTGACCCATCAAGTTTGCATAAAACAAAAGATGAAAATATGAATACCAATTTTTACAGCCTGTATCTCCATTTGAATCTGCAGGTAAAATGAATGTTCTCATTCCGCCATTTGCTGAACCTTTTTTTGTCCCGACACTGCCAAATTTTAAAAAGGTCTTGCTATACCAATTATCGGTGGCAAGTGTTCCGCTTGTCCCGTACAATGGATGCATAGCATCTTTACCGGTAGTATCATCCTTTGTGTTTATAAAGTCATTCAAAGTGGCCAATGTTTCATTTTGTTGATAAACTGTTCCATCCACTTCATCGATTTTACCAAACTCCATGACACCGCATTCAGATACAATTCCCAAGTATCCTGTTTCAGCATTATTAGTTATTTCATAATCAATAGTAGCTGCCTCGGTTCCATTGTTTTGAATGTTGACAACCAATTCATCATCTTCAATTACGCCTTCAAATTCTTTAAGAACAATTGAGTATTTGCATGGATCAGCGCAATAGATTTCAAACTCACCTACTACACTGTTCATCCCTGCATCTACTACTGTATTTCCTTGCTTAGTTCCAATGAAATACTTATCAGGTTCATCATTAAAAATAACTTTTACCTGTTCTTTGTTTAAAAGATAGTTCATCTTATTAAATGCTTCTCTAAACGCTCTGTCGCTTTTAGCAAGCAACTGATATTTAACGGTAATAGTACGAGAGGGATATGTCTTATATTGATACTGAGAACCGTTTATTCCATCTATAGAAGAACTTTTGATATCAGCTGACATTAACTCACGCCCTGATACATTTAGCGTCCTATAACCCTCTATTTCATTTTCTAGAAATATACCATCATAAGACATTGCTTCAGCTGGCAGAAATGTTTCTACAATATCATCTACATCTATGAATTCATAAGACATTATTTATCACCTCTCAATTTTTTTAGAAATTTTTCATCTTTTTTAGCATTTTCCTGATCGTACTTGTAAGTTTCTTTACTTAACGTTTTTCCATCCATTTCATTTGTAATTGTGAAATAGTATTCATTCTTGCTGTTATCTCCGCCGTTAGAATTAATATAGTCGTCATTGTAATCAACGTAATGTTCTACGCTTGCAACGCCCATATCTCCAGCAAACGAATATTGCATTCCTAGATTACTGATATCACCAACATACGATTGTACAGTATTGAATATTTTTTGAGCTTGATTTCCAATCAAACGAGTATAACCACCGATACCTTTAGCAACACCAGTATCAAGCATTCTACCTACCCATTTACCCCAACGGGATGGTGAATGAATTCCAAAGAATCCTAACACTTTATCTTTGAATGAGCCTAGAGCTTTTTTAGCTGCGTCCCATAATTGACCTGCGGCACTTGAAATTCCTTTTGCGATTCCTTTGATGACATTAACACCAACTTCCAACCAGTTTGTATCTTTAAATGTTGAGATAATCTTTTTAGCAACTTTGGTTACACCTGAAACAACATGAGGTATTGCTGAAATCAATCCTGAAACCAACTTCAAGATAATTTGAACACCTGCAGTCATGATTTGAGGGAGATTTGTAATAATTGCGTTTAAAATTGCTCCTATCAATTCAACTGTAGCATCGATTATTTGTGGTAAATTATTGATTAAACCATCAACTAATGTATTGATGATTTCTACTGCACCATTAAGGATTGTAGGAAGATTTTCACTGATTGTATTAATCAGTGTAGTTATAATTTGAATAGCTCCTACAACTAATTGAGGTAGCATTTGAACGATACCAGTTGCAATATTTTGAAGTATTTGAACGCCCATTTGTATCATTGTAGGCAGTTTGGTTTGAATTGCTGTTGTAATATTGGTAATCATGGTTTGAATCCCTACTAATATTAAAGGCATATTATCTAGGATACCTTGTGTAATTGAAGTAAGCACTTGTAGTCCCATTCCTAATAACTGTGGAACTGCATTTAATATTGCGCCACCTAAAGTACCAACAATTAGCAATGCGCTTTTAACAATTGATTGAGCGTTAGCTGATATTCCTTGAATAATTGAATTTAATATCTGCATACCTGCATTTACAACAAGTGGTAATGTTTTGGCTATTCCGACTGATAAGTGAACTAGTAACTGTGCTCCTGAACTTGCTAACATAGGCATTTGACTAGTAATTCCTTTTACAAAATTACTAATCACTTTAGGTGCCTGTGTAACAACCGTGGCAATCATTTGATCAATTTGACTTCCAAACTGATTGTTTACAATTCCTAAACCAGCAACAACTAATCCTAAAATAGCTGCAGGTCCTACTGATTTCATAGCAATTGCAAATATTTTTGACATAGCACTAGTCATTGATGTTAAAGCTTTAGCACCTGCGTTAGGAATTTGTTTAAATCCTGCACTTATAGCTTTTCCTAACTTTGGCGATATCTTGTTTGATATATACCCTGATACACTAGAGAGTTTGTTAAAAACTTTCCAAATTTTAGGACCGTCTTTTGAAAATCTTCCTGTAGCACTTTGAAATTTGAATGACATTTGAGCAATTGAATCACCCAAACTATTTACTTTGTCTTTTCCAATAGACATGCTACCACTCATTAAATTTTTAAAATTATCAATACTTGATTTTGTTGAATCAGGTATTAATTTTGAAAATTTACTTTTTACTTCATCTAGTTTATTTGTAATATTATCAAAGCGTGGAAAAATGTTTTCTATGTCATTTGCAAACTTTTGGCTTGTTTTGCTCAATTTTCCAAATGCATCTGACCCAAATTGTCCGTTAAGTGCACCTTTTAAAATTGTTACCTTTTCGGCAAGAACTTGGCTACTAGCCGTCAGTCTTTTAAATTCATTAGTTCCTAATGACAAATTTCCTTTAAGCACTTTACTTACTACAGAAATTTTATTTTTTGTATCAGCTAAACTTTTATTAAATAGCTTTGTTTTAAGTGAAAGAGCATCAAACCCTCCACCTAAAACTTTTATATAATCAACACTTCCAGTCGCTACTGTCAGTCCAGCTAAAATAGATCCTGTCTGCATAGCTAATCCCTTAAGGTTATCAAAATTTGCAACAGCCTGTACTAAACCTCCGTTAAACTTTTTAGTACCATCATCTAATAATGTGTAGCTTCCGAAAACTTTGTTTATTCCTTTTTTGACATCATCCAACATTTCTTGAATTTTAGGCAACCCTGAATTACTCAACATTGTATCGATAGCTGAAATCGTTCCTTCCATGCCACTCTTAATAGCAGTTTGGATATTAGCAAACGATGTCTTAATTCCACCACTTGCTTCTAATGCCATTTCAGCAAAACCACCTGTTCTAGTAGAACATTCAATCAGGGCATCATTTAATTGATCAAATGTAATTTGCCCAGATTGTAACGAACTATATAATTCATTAGAAGAACCGCTTGCAATTCCAAGTTGCTTTGCTGTTTCACTTAATGCATAGCCCATTGTTTCTTGTAATGTTCTCCAAGACTGCATATCAACAGTCCCTTTTGAAAGCATCTGTATATACTGTTCCATACCTCTTGATGTATCTGAAGCAGAAGCCGAACTAGCCAGAAAAGCATTGTTCAAAGCTAATGTTGTATCAGTAGACTTATCTAAATTACCTGTTAAAACAGTAAGTCTTTGTGACGTTTTGACGACATCATCTAAGGCTGTTGGTAAACCTTGAATTCCTTCTTTCAACTTAACTGTCGATTTATTCGCTTGTTGTGTACTATATCCGAGATTAGTTAATACTTTTGGATATTTTGTTAATGTATCATATCTATCAACTGCACCACTGACTGAGCTTGTCAGCATATTAGCACCTGCAGATAATGCTTTAAAAACACCTATACCACTAGCAATTTTCATAATGGAACTTGTGGCACTTTCACTTGCAGTTTTAATTCCTGCAAGACTGCTATTAGCTGTTTTCATAGTGCTTGTAAAGTTTGAATCAACAGCACTAAGTACGGCCTTTACACTATATGTTTCCAATAATTATCACTTCCCTTCTTGTACTTTTATTGCTTCTTGAATCCTTGAAATAAGAGAGGAAGTATCTTTTTTGTTATCCAACTGATTTTCGATTTTTTTACGATTAAAGAATTGATTAAATGTGCGATAAAAATATCTACCACTTTTTTTCCTAGACTTAGCTTGTCGAATGACCCACGCCAACAAGAAAATTTGTTCCTGTTGATCAACAAGTTTATATTTAGCACCTGACATCAAATACTTATATTCATTAATCGTTAAGCGATTGATTTTATCAATATCGTTGATATCTAAATATCTAAAACAGTTTTCTACTATTTTTTCATATGTTATTCTGTCGCTTGAATTTGAGTTGCTTCCATCGCTTCCAATCTTTCTTGTTCTTTTTGATAATTTTCTAACAGTTTCTCTGCTTTCTTCTTTGTAGCATTCGACTTTTTTAGTTCTTCTAGCACATCGTCAAAAAGAGAATCGATATTCGTTTCTTCATCATCGATATAGTTATCAAGTTGATCTTGAGTAATTCTTGGATTTTCAGTCATATTTGCTACAAACAAGCAATCAGATAAAGTAACGGTATTCCCTGTCAATAAATTAGGAATCAATGTTTCTAATCCAATTCCAAACTGAATCCCATCTTGTTTGATTGAAGATTTCCCATCTAAATGTCTTACAAACCCAATTCCAAATTTAAAGTTGTATACTTTTTCGTTAATAGTTAATTCCATGATTATTCTCCTTTTTTCAAAATAAAAAGCGGATATTTTTATCCGCTTTATTCACTTTCTTTGGTTACATCTTTATAGACGTAAGATGCAATTTCTTTTTGCTCATCAGTCAATGTTGCATATCCATCTGCACCTTGACCGTTAGCTCCATAAGTGATACTTACTTCAACATTGTCTTCAGCATTAGAAGAAATTCCTAATTCAGTAATATATCCTTGATAATATTTTGATTTATATTTACCACTGTTTGTGCTAGAACCTGGCTCAGCTAAATTTACTTCCCAGCATTCTACAAGTTTGTCATTTAGCATTGCTGATTCTAATTTATCAATCATCTTATCCCCTTTAGGCAATAATGATGTGCTTGTGATTTCAATTTCAGCAGCACCAGGTGTACGAACATTTCCATCTTTCGTTTGTGTAGAATCAGCATCTTTAGATGTTGTTCTTTCATTTTCAGTTACAAAAGCTAAAGCACCTGCGTTTTCTATTTTAGAATCTTCTGCCACTCTAAATAAGTAGACAAGTTTTTTACCTGAAATTGTTTCAGGACTTTCATCAGCAAATAATTGCAAATCAAATTTATTGATCACTTCTTTTTCCTCCTTTACTAGAAGATTTGAACTCCAGCTCTAGTACAACGTGCATAAGTGGTGTTTTGGTTGTCGTATCTTCCAAAATCCTTTGTTCGATATTTCTAATTTCCCACTTATAATTAGTTGTGTATTCTAATCTTCTTGTTATATTTTTAATTTTCAATGCTATGTTTGAAACAGTACCTCTTTTTTTAGGTGAATCATTCCATATATGAATAGTTTGATACACATTGTTAAAGATTGCTGTTTTATTGCCATAATCATCAATTTGTTGACTATCAGCAAGATAAATAAAAGGATATGGTGTTCCTTCTGGTGGCATAAATCCATCAAAAACCATATCCGGATATTCTTTTTTTAATGTTGCTAACAAGTAACTGAACAATTCTTGTTGAGGATCCATAACACACCTCATTTCATTAGTTTCTTTAGTTCTCTTTTGAAGATTTCTTTTTGAATGTTGAAAGATGGTCTTACAAAGGGCTGGGCCGACATGAAACGTGTTCCATATTCAGGGTAAGGTGAATAGTATGTTGTTGGTTCAACCGTTGCTGTTAAATTCAAATCAGTAAATGCACATCGAATACTTCTCTTTGTTGTGCCTGTCGAGTATCCTTTAACAAAAACTGCATTTCTTGTCATTAAAGTTTGCAATTCAGCACCATTCTTTTTTACAACTGTTCTGGCATCATCGAGAGTAGCATTTTTTTTGAGTTTAGCCTCCAATTCCTTGATGCCTGTGATCTTAATACTTCTAACCATTTTGTACCTCATGAACGATAAATGAATGTTTATTTCTAAGGGTTCTAGAATAATCCACTCGATAAATCTTATTATCAATTCTAATAGAATCGTAGGACTTATCATAATGGTTTTGAATATGAATCGTTTTACTTCCTTGCTTGATAGAACCATAAACAACTTGCATTGTTTCAGTCCTTGTATCCATGACGGATGCCATTACGCAGGTTTCATCTACTGTATCCTCTCCATAATCTCCGGTAATAGGATCATACTCACCTTGTGTGACTTTTTGGAAATAAACAGGAGTGTCATATCTCATAAAAATTTGACAACCCCTTTTACTTCATTTTTTTTATTTTTCCATACTTCTATGTTGTTCAAATACCCTTTAAAATCATTATCACTGAATGACATGGTTTCTCCTTCAACTGAATGATTTGTGACTCCTTCAGAACCAATCCTGTTGTATCTAACAATTGAAACTTCAGTAACGATATATTCTAATTCAGTTGGTACTTCTTCAACATCCAATAGTGTTTTTAAACGATTAGTAGTAAGACGAATAATCACATCTAATGTCCTGTTAGGTTTTTCTTCAGGAAATCCTAATAACGCAGTTACATCATCAATGATTGCCATAACTATTCACTTTTAGCTTTTTTAGTTGTTTTCTTAGGTATGTCTTTTTCATCTTCTACTTTGTCATTTCCTGCAACACTTTGTTTTTCGTCTTCGATATAAGTAATAAGTGGTGTTTCTAGTTTGTTTTTTGATGTTGCTAACTCAACGATACGTTCCCTAGATGGTTCAAAACCATCTCTAGGGTACATATCACCAGCATTGTAAATATGATCATCATCTGTTAAATCAACGAATCTTTTAATTGCAACATACATTAAGCAGCTTCTCCTGGAGTGATTGTTCCTTTGAATACGCCATCAACGTATTCAACAAAGAATTTAACACCACACATTAATAATGTTTCAATTGTTGCATTGTCTGTTTTAGAAGTGTGAACCATACCTACTAGACCTGTTGTATCACTTGTTAAGCCAAATGTATCAGCAACATCCCCATTGTTTGTTGGAATATAAGCACCCGCAATGTTTTCTTTGGCAGTACCATATACTGTACCTTTTTCTAATTCAGGTGAAACGATGACATCACCTAAACCTAAGAAATCCTTTAAGTATGTGAATCCATAAGCAGTTTGTAAAGTGATTTCTTTTGAACCTAAATATTCTGCAATATCATCTGTAGATACAAAATAAATAGGTGTAACTGTTTCATCTTTATAATGTTTAACTAATTCTCCCCACACTGCAGATAAGGCAGATTGTAAAGTTTTACCAGTAGCAGTACCAGTACCTTCTTTTAATGTAGAATAGAAAGTCTTTTTGATTTGTCCTTGAATGACACCGACCATTTTTTCATCAGTTTGGTTAATTGCAATATTTCTACCTGAACGTTGGATTGCTTCTGCAGTAGTTGATTTACGATATTTTTCTAATGTTAAATCAATATCTTTAACTTTCTTTCTAGTTACTTTAGTTAAACCGATTGTTTCACCTTCTCCAACTTGAGGAGCAACTGTACCAACCTCCATTTTATAGATTTTGATTGTTGTTCCTGAAGACATTGGTGTTAATTCAGTAACCCCTAATAAATCTTGTAATTCATTGATATTTGAACTGATTCTAGAAGTATAATCAATCGAAATACCTGGTTCTAAATCAGCTGTTACTGTTGTACCTGTTGGTGCAGCAAATAATTGCAAATTAAATTGTTTTCTCATATATTTTTCTCCTTTTTATCTAAATAATTCAGGATGTTCAGCCATTGCCTTTTGACGTTCAGATCTATTTTTGATTTTTAAGATATCTTCTTTTGTCAATTCTTTTGAACCATCCTTTAAGCGAGGAGTTTTTCCTCTTAAAGCTTCAGCTACAGCTTTTTGAACAGCATCATTGAAGTTTTTAACAAAATTTTCTACATTTGTTTTTGTTGTTTCAGCATCTTCTGCTACTAAATTTCCTAATAGCTCATCATTAACAACAATTTTTGAATCATTTAAGATTCCTCTTGCAACTTTTGTCATTGCTCCAATAGCTTTTTCTTTTTCATAACCGGCAATTTTCTTTTGAAGTTCTTCCATTTCGTGTTTTCTTTTTTCTTCTTCGGTCATGTTTTTTAAACGTTCAGCTTCTGCAGCTTTTGCGCTTTTTTCTTTTTGTCTTTTTTCCCATTCGGCGAATTTTCGATTGATGATGTTGTTTACATCTTCATCAGTGTATTTTTTATCTTCTTTCCCATCATCTGATTTATCTTCAGGATCATCACCACTTGAACCACATTCTCCGCCATCATCAGCAAATAACTGTAAATTTAAATTTCTTTTTAATAATTTTTCTAATTCTTTTTTCATGTTAATTTCTCCTACCCGTATCTTTTAGAGAGTTACACGCCTGCTCTTTTCCGTAGCTTAAAGTTTCCACGCCTGACTCATCCATATCTTTTAATGTCGTAAATGCTTGGACAAAATAAAAAGCGCTACATGCGCTAATTTTTGATTTCTAATTGTACATAATCAGGATATCTATTACTTATATCTCGACACCCAATAACAAATGCTTTAGCAAGTGTTAAGGATTTGCATGTGGGGTGATATACTCCTACAACGCCTTCTCCTTCTTTCAAGGAGTACGTTACTTTATCTTTGGTTATTTCTTCTAAACTGTAGCAAAGTGTTTGTAAAAGAACAGATACTCCTGCACAAACAATATCTTGGCCACATGTATTGTAATTTGCATGACCAACACATTTTACTGCTATATGTTCTTTAGAGATTCCAACTGTAATTTTGATCATATATGTTCCTCTTTTAGAAAATAAAAAGCAATCATCCTTGATTGCCATATTTTTTCTTATTTCTTTCCAATGATTTTGTTTTGCTTTTAGGTGGCGGTACATAACAGTCATATTTCTCATGACGGATACGTCCACAAATCATACACATATACTGAATTTTCTTAACAATAACATGCCTTTTCTTATCAAAATATTGAATAGTGCGATATTCAAACTCTTGATGATGATGTGGTCTTAAACCTTCAGCCATGAATAATCTCCTTTCTTTAAATTTGAGCAAAAGAAAAACCGACTACTTGTCGGCTTACATCCAAGGTCTATTCCAAAAAGAAGGCCTTATTTTTTTGTCTTGTTCTTCATCAAGAATTGTTACTATGTCTTCCTCTGTATAATAAGGAGCAGCTTTTTTAAATTCTTCAATATGCTTTATAAAATCTTCTTTGCTTCCTATAACTTTAATATGAAATTGGTATTTATCATAATCAATCATTTATCTTTACCTCCACTATTAAAGTGTATTTATCTTTTTCTTTTTTTACTTCACATATATTGTAGCACACACCTCTTTTAAACAAAACCTCATCTTGATTTTTATAACCTTCTTTTGCTAATGGTTCAATATACAATGCGCCTTTATAGCCTTTTGGAATTTTCATAACGAGATTTACATCTCTTAATTTATAATCAAAGTTTTTAAATGATGTAGACAAATATCCTTTCTCTGTTTTCGTAGTACCTTTTAAACTAAACATGTCATTATCAGAAACATTTCTTTTATTTAGTAGAACTTTACTATCTATTTTTCGATATAAAATTAAATCATCTGGAATCTTTCCTTTACTTAGTGCATGATCCAACATTGCTATTTCCTTTTTGAATTTTCTTTCACGTCCAGTATTTAAAGCAAAATTAATTTGCATAGCAAGATTTCCAGTATATCTTGTAAGAATTTCTTTTTCACTTTTAGATAAAGCTGTAATTTGTTTTTTTAAATCATTTTTCACACCTGAAACTTTTTTATATTCCTCAAACCTCAAACTATGTTTACCACTAGCAAGTCCGTCCAACCATTCATTATAGATTTTTCTATCCATATGAGGGCCTGTTGAACAATGACAGTTAGGATGCATTGGCGGAGCATTGTCTCCAATGTTCATCCGATTCAACGGAAAAATCTTGCCATCCAATGATCTGCACGTATCACACGCATCACCAATTCCACAAGTAATGTATTCATATTCATCAAATCCATTGGCTTCATATGATTTTTGTTGTGCAGCAATTTGAACTCTAGCAAGTTCAGTTCTCATCAAGCGCTGTGCATCACTGATTTTTACATTGAAACATTTTCGTAGTAATCTAGCTAATTCATTAGGATTTTTTCCTTGAATAAGTCCTGTTGCTAGCAAACTCTCAAGATCATACTTTAGCAAATCTTGATGCATCCAAATCCTATCGCTAAATGTTGCATTGTGAAATGATGCATTGACGATAGAATGTACTGTATCAGCATTGTCTAAAATTGTTGGTCCTAAAATACCAGCTTGTCTTTGTACTTCATCAAGTGTTCTATTTTCAAGAAGTTCATCCATGTATTTTTCCAATTCATCATGGCCACTCACTAAAGCTAAACCAATATTCGCTTTTAACAATTCAAGTCTATTAACTTTCATTGTCAAATTGTAAAGTTTCATTTCTTTATTTGCCTGTTTTGAAAAATTCTTTTCTTCAACATACTTTTTAGCTTTTCTTGAATAAACTTCCATATCCAAATTAGAAGCTCTTTTTTTAGCTTCAGCCATTGTGATACCAGTATCCTTTGCATATTTAGCGTAGAAGTTATTGATTTCAGATTGTACTTCATCCATCATTCTTTGATAGATTTCTTTAATCTTCTTATCATACTCTTTTTCATCTTTGATATTCTTCAAGCGTTGTTTTTCTTCTCTTAAACGCCAATATTCAGCGCTGTTCATCTATTATTTGAACATCCTTTTATCAACAATAGATTCTTTAGAAGTTTCATCTTCCTGCTTGATTTTTTCTTTTTCTTCTTGAACATCTTCAACGATTGAAAGAGAAGATAGTTGAGTATCTTTAGAAACAACTCCTTCTAAGTTTTGAGCAATTTGAGTTTCTTCAAGTACGTTTGCTGGATAGTTTTGACTAAACTTATAAGTAACATCAACCCATTTATCTTCATGAACTGTGTTGATTGGGTTACTGAAAATCAGCTTATATCTTCTATCTAAAGCACCAGTGAATTTTCTTTCTTTTGTCTTGGCCAAATTAGACATAGAAAGCAGCTTGTATTTAAGAGCTATTCCTGAATTCGTTCCAAAATTTTCATCATTGATATTTGGCGTCATAGACATTTGAAAAATCAATCTTTCTAAACGATTAATCAAGTTTTCTTGAGAAGTATCCGCATTAGGCTTTTCAAGAAATCCTACATCAATTGTATTGGATTCTTCATCAAAATTAATGATCCTGTTATTTCTAATATGAATAATTCCGTCTTTATCAACTTTTGCACCGATAATTTTTAGATATGCATCCGCAAAGTAATCAACATCATTTGCCTTTTCGCTTATTGCTTTATTGTAGGCATTGATCATTGACCATGTACTTTCAAAAGCGCTCATGCGTTCAGCGTTTTCTACATATTCAGTAACTGGAACACCATCAAAGCCATGAAGTGAACCTTCACCAATAAAATGCATACCACTTTTATTACTGAATTCATAAACGTAAGAATCATCACTCAAATAACCATGCATAATACTATTTGAATCATAGTAATATGTAACGAAAAACCTTGGCTCTGGAACGATTGAATCATCATATATAATAAATCCTTTAGTTGGTTCAATGTACCTAATACCCACCTTTGCGTCTTCATTGATAAAATACATTTCATAACATTTGCCATAGATACTGCAGTTTTTTGAAATCTCTGCATTGTTATCATCTTGATGATTTCTCTTATCCAATTCATTGATGTAAGTAGCAACCTCTTCATCTGTTGATGATACCTTGATTGGAATACCAATAAAAAAACCGTTAAACGTATCTACTATGTATTTAGCAAAGTTTACGATTATACGGTTATCCGGTTTGTATTGTGGTTTATCCTGGTACATCATAATTGGATAGAACCCTTCATATCCATCTTTTAACTTTTTATATCTTGAACCATTTAATTGCTGGTGCTTAGCAATGTATTTATTCAAATGTTTGATATCCATTGTTTCATCATCGGAAATGGTAAAAATTTCATCTTTTGCAATTACCTCTAATGTCTTCATTAAATACCTCCTTCCAAATCAGTGTTAAGTCCTGAGCCTTTTAAAATTGTGTAGATGAAATATCTGATAGCATCCATTGCATGGTCATTTTGTTTGATTGGAGCATCTTCTCCTCGAGCACTCGCTTTAGGATCCCATGCATAGACTGAAAATTCCTTAATTGTATTTCTACATTTACTAAAAAACTTGATTTTGCTTTGATTAAGCATTGTACTGACTAATCGAATACCATTTGATACATCATTCTTAGCTTTTTTAACCCTAAATCCTCTTTTCTTTAGTTCAGCAATAAATGATGCTGCAGAGGGGTCTACAACAATTTGGAATATTTCTCTTTCGTTAAGAAATTTAACTAAATCATCCGCATATTCACTATCAGTTTTTTGAATCTTCGTGTCACGCCCTGAATAGTAATATTCATCAACACAATACCAAATATCATCAGTTCCTTTATTCCAAAGCAAAAAGACCATGGCATTTTGTGTACCATAGTCACAACTGACATATCTATAACTTTTACTATCAATCAAACAATCACAATCATCAACAACATGTTTATCTTTATTAAACATATCATAAATGATACCTTCTGCAACAGTCCAAAGTCCTTTGATGTATCTATCATAGAAAACACCGCTCCATTGACTTTTGTATCTTTGTTTGATTTTCTCACTCAAAGAAAGATTGTCATCCATTGTAAAATGTAAGTAGATGATATTCTTTTCTTTTGCTTTATCAATCCAGTTTGTTTTGAACCAATGAAATGGGCCATCAGGGTTACAGTTAAACCACCATTTAGAGCCCTCAACAGAACAACGAGCTGTCGCTTGGTTTACGAATGATTCAGGCATCAGTGCCACTTCATCAAAAAAGCAACCAGCCAATGTGATACCTTGAATCAAATCTTGAGAGCTTTCATCCTTACCGCCAAACACGTAAAAATAATTGGTTACACCATTTTTACTAATTTCAACCATGTTATCAGCTCTATGATCCTTTAATTTGTAACCTCTCGACCAAAGCATCAATTTTAAAATATTCAAAACGTTACGTCTGAATGAACCAATCGTCTTTCCGCACATGCCAAAATTGCACTCAACAAATGTAGACATGGCCCAAATCACATATGAAAGAGACATTGAAACAGTTTTTCCTGATCTGATTGAACCATCAGCGATAATTCCATCTTTATCTTTAACTGGTGAATTCTCAGTCCACCAATTCAAAACTTTACGCTGTTTTTTGCTAAAAGGTTTGAATTTGAATACTGTTCTAATCTTCTTCATCTTCCCAATCCTCTTTTGCACTAGCGTTTAATGCTTCCAAGAAACCATCATTTCCAATATTGTTTTGTTCATTTTTATCTTTCAAGTGTTCATCCAACCATTCAAGTGCTTTTAGTGAATCTGACATTTTCACTGCTTTCCCATCCATCTCGCTTTCATCCAAGAATGCAATTTCAATATATCTTTGAACAATATCCTGTGGATCAAGAAGAATATCCTGATACATAATCTCTTTTAATCGTTTTATTTCTTCTTGAATTTTTGGCTCTTTTCTTAAATTACAAGCCATAACCATAGCACTTGTGTATTTGGCACCATAAGCTAGTTGATATGCCTTAGTTGCATTATGATATTTAACAAAGTAAACACAAAACTTTTGTTGCTGATCATCCAGCTCATCATTTTCAACTATTTTCTTTGCTATCTTTTTAGCGACCTTTTTGGTTGCAACCTTTGGTTTTTTTGGTTGCAACTTTTTATCCTTCCAGTAGCGACTTTTCCATGACTTGACAGCACTAACTGACACATCATATTTAGCAGCTATATCTTTGTATTTCATCCCATCTAAATAATCCTGGTATGCTAACTCGTATTTTTCTTTTTTCAAGCCATATCACCACCTCCGTATTTTTAGCAAAATAAAAAGCAACCGAAGTTGCTTAATCATCTATATCGTATTCTAATAACAATTTTTTTTCAAAATACTTTTTATTGTCTGGATCCAATTGATTATTCAAGTAAAACTTTTCCCCAAGATTGTAGATTTCTTTGTCAATATTAAAAGTAGTATTTTCTAAATTTATAGTTTTATTAAAAATCATATTTAAAGCCGCTATGCCAAGCACAATAACAACTCCGGTTATCGCTGCTATATAAATTTCCCTAGATACTTTTCCCATTTTTACAACTTCAAAAACCAAATTTACTTCCATATAAATTATTGCAGCACATACTAATAACGTTGACCCAAAAAGAATACGCTGCATACGAATATTTTTTCTTTTTTGTTCTCTTAAAGCTCTAATTCTTAAATTTATAAATTCTTTTTTTCGCATAAAAAAATGTCTCCTTTTACAAAATTGTACAATATTTTTTTCTTTTTGCAAAGTATCACATGCGAAAAATAAATCTATATTAAAATAATAACATTTTTATAAAATAAAAAGCTCCTGAAACAAGAGCTTTTCATAATACTTCAATTGACAACAAATCAATCATAAATGAATTCAAGACAAAGCGTTGACATTGTAGATGTCATCTTTTTGAAAACTTCACAATAGCATAATAGCATTGAAATAAGGGTTCAATCTAGGTCCACTTTGGGTCCAATTAGGGCTCACTTTGGGTTCAGTTTGGGTCCAAAATGGGTCCACTTTTAATAAAAAATTATCATTTGTGATAAAAATAAAAAGCAACTGCCGTTGCTCTCTATTCAAAATAAATTATAAATTGTACTTCTTTACACTTATTTTGTAGATTATTTATATGTTTTTCAATATCTACGAATATTTTTTCTAAAGTATCATTATCATCCAAATGATTAGAAACTAAATTTAGCATAGCTGTATTCTGAGACTTTAAATAATTAATTTCTGTTTTTATTCCGTATTCTCCAGAAACTTTTTCTAATAGTGATAATCTATTTTCTATATTTCTTAACTCCATCATAAATAACTTAGATTTCTCACTTAATACTGCTTCTAAAGTTAATTTAAACGAACAATCTATAATTTCAGTTATAAGGTCATTCAAGACATCTCTTTGTTTACGCGAATCTAATTTTTTTTGAGTTAAATAATAAGAAACAAAGACAACAAACGATAAAGATACAATTTGATACAAGTTCATCTTGAAAAAATCATCATTTTTATAATTAAAAGAACTTAATAAGCCTATAGAAAGGAAAAATAAAATAATAATGATTATCTTAAATATTTTTTTCACCAACATTGTCGCTTCCTCGTCTAATATATTCTCTTATTTTATTTTCAAGACTAGGTTGGTCTTCAGATATAAACGTCAAAGTATTTTGAACCATTTTTTCACCATATTTTCTACCTAATTCGCCAAAGCTTTGATCTATAAATGAACTTGGATATCCAAATGTTCCATCTAAATTGATTTCTAATTTTTCTTTTTTGCTAATTGCTTCCTCATATTTGCTCTTTAAAATTTCTTCAAAGAACTCTTCTCCTGAATATTGGCCGTCAGTATAAAATCTTCCACCCAATACGTCATTAAAATCTTGAGCAATATTTATTTTAATCATATTACCAGCTCCTTTCATAGTTTTTCTACTTCCCATGTAAATAATGTACCACAAAAACTAGTGTTCATGTTAAGCAATTTTGGATTTCTTCTATTACTATCAAAAAATTCACAAATCCCTCTACAAGAAATTATCTTTAATTTTGATAATTTACCTTCTCTATAGTATCTATATATTTCTGGTAATCCTGTATTCCTATAAACTTGTGCGGTTGAAGATCTAGGAACATTTCCTTTTAAAGCTTCAAAAATAAAATAACTATGATTTTCTACTGCTATTGGTATAAAATCATCTATGAATGTTTTTCTCATCGTTTCCGGTATTCCTTTTCCCGTGTCAAGAAAAGTATACTTTACTGTCTTCTTTGTATCTTCAATAAAAACATACCATAATTTATCCATATTTTTATCATATGCATGTTGTTCAGTATTATTCATCAATTCAACAAATGAACTTGTTATAAAATCTAAATCTTTCTTTTCAATTCCTAATTTTTCCATTGTAAACAATCCTATTTCTCTTATGCGATCAACATCTGCCTTTTTTCCGCCTACAATTGTGTAATATTTATCTGTTTCAATTAAATTACCCTTCTTATCTGACAAATATTGTCCTAATCCACATCTTTTTAAAAAGCCTTTGCATTTACTGCTTTTTGGGAAATGCAAAACTGCTTTATTTATTAAATTTGCTGACAAACTATTAATCGCCATTGCATTCATATACATTACTGCATCTGCTGTAATATTCTTTACACCCTCTAATTCAAAAACCAATATACCATGAAAATTTTCTGCATTAATAGCTGCATTCACTTGATTGAAATATGATACAACTTCATTAGTATTATTAATAATACTAAAATTAGTAGGCGCCTTCATAAGAAGTAAATTAAGCTCCTTTGTTTCATCTTCAATATATATTTTTCCATTCTTTTTAATAATATTCATAATTCTCACTTCCTGTTTTAAAAATTATAACATTACGTACAAGAAAATGTAAATTTTTAAAATATTTTGAAAATAAAAAGAATGAACATAATTATTCATCCTTGATACTGTTATAAAATTTGTTATTCAACTCTTCTAAAGATGGCTTGTTGTTGAAATCAATATATTTGGACAATTCTATACATGCCTTTGGAAACTCTCTCTTGTAAGTTGATATACTTATGCAATAAGATTCATCAAGCGTTCTAATCATTTCCGAATATCCTCTTGAACATACATACGTTCTAATGATGTTTCTATGCCCTGCATTGAGCAAATAGAGCAATGGCATAAATCTATCCAATTCTTGATTAAATAATGCCACACGCTTAATGAGAAGCTCTCTACGTAACATATTAGAAGTAATTTGTTCTCCTTTGGATTTTGAAAAACCTCCAGGAGCTTCATCACTGTATTTAATTGATTGAGGGCTTGGAATGTCCTCAATTTCAAATGTTAAAGAGAATTTTTCAATATTTATTAGGCGTAATTCTCTAAGATATTTTTTAACTTCATCAATGATCTTCTTTTCTTCATCTGTATACTTCATTCCTTGCCTCCAAAATAATTAATTATTAATTTTTATGATCTTGATAAATTGCATAAGCAATTATCCCTGCCAATTCAGCAAGGATAGTTGCTGCAACTCCACACCAAAATAGGTTAATGTACATTATTTATCACCACCTTCTTTTAAATCTTCAAATTTGAGTGGTTGAGGATGCTTGACCTCATTCATCGCATCCTCATATCCTTTATCATATTGTACTCTATCATAAATTAGAGCTTTTAGAAGTTCTTCTTTATCAACGTTTATACCGACTTTTTGTATAGCTTTAAATATTGAATTTTCAAAATCCTCATCCATCTTTTGAAATACTTCTTCCATTACTATTTCTATTGGTGGCTTATACATTCTTCATACCTCCCTATCAGTTCATCAATAGTTTCATCATCTTCAGCATTTTGAAAGTAACCTCTCATTCTCATGCCGACCAATGTACTAATTTCATCAAAGTCATCTCCACCACATCCATCATCAGAGAATTCTTTTAATAGATCCAATTCAAATTTAGTCATTTTTCATCAACTCCTCTTTAATTTGTTCTTTGGTTTTTGGCACTTTATTTTTAGCCCAAGCGTATTGTTGTTTTAAGTGCATACACGTTATTTCATTTTCGTATGATAATCTCTTACACGCTTCATCAAGCGCTTTTTCTAACTTTTCAATCTCTTGCTTATCTTCTAAAAGATAGCCACAAGTAGTATCGATATCTTCATGCCTGATGTGTTTGATTGCATTATCATTAGACATTGTTTTCATATGTTGGAACATAGATATTAATTGATTTCTAGTTTTACTCATCTTCAACTCTCCAATCAATCGCTTGTCCGCATAAATGACAATATTTTTGTCTTTTTACTAATGGCGATTTACAAGAAGGACATGTTAATATTGTTCTTGTAATAGTTGTACCATTTACTGTAGATATACTATTTTCAAACGCTAATAAAGGTCCTTTAGGTATAGTCTCTTCAATTGAATCCATTATTACTTTACTTAATTGTTTCGTATCAAGTATAGGTTCTTGAGCGTTCATAACATTTGCGTTGCATGATTGACATTCTTTACATAGATCATCCGTTCTTAAATCCATCAAACCATAACAAAATTTTATATTATCATTTGGACCATATTCGTGAGTTGATATCCTTGCTTTGTAACAATCTTTATCTAGGGGATTTCCCCTTAATTGAGCTCTTGATTTATTCATCTAGCCACCCCAATTCCTTACATTGTTGGTTGATTGCTTTTAATAAAGTCATATCAATAAAAACATCTTCATCATTTTCTACGTAGTAAGCACGTATTTTTTTATTTTTTAAATAGAATATTACATCGATTCTTTCCTTTTTGTTATCAGGAAAGTTCTCATATATAATTAAGTCCTTTGTTTCAAAAAAGGGCACAAACCCTATTGCTTTAAACATTTCCTTTGCTGTCATAATCAATACCCGTTTTTAAGCCTTTCATAATTGATCTTGTTTTTATTAAGATACTCTTGATAGATTTCATCAAAAGAAAATTGTAAACACTTAGTTAATTGCAATAAAACTGTCAATTTATCATAACTATATGAAATATCACCGATCAAATAATCAAGTCTTTCTTTTCCTAATTCATTGAAGTGACTAATTGAAAATTCATATTTATTTAAAATACTATCAATCGCTTCATCTGTGCTTGAATATCTGCGCTCCATTTCATTTGTCATAACAAAATGGTACACATCCACTAATTCCTCTAATACACGTTTTCTATCAACAGGCTTTTGTGTTTTCTTCCACCAGCACCAATTACCTTTTAATTCATGTGTTAGTTCTCCTAATTCATCAATAATTGCTAATTCTAGTTTTTCTTCGGTCATTACTTCTTCACCGAATTCATTTAAAATGTTTTCATTCAATGTTCTTTGCATTTGAAACATTTCTTTTAATTGTTCTCTTATTTTCATAATTCCTTAACCTTTCTTAACGATATCTTTCAAATCATTTTTAAAATAACATTCCTTGCAAACTGCATATCCGAAACCGTATTTATCCAAAATAATTCTTGATGTATAAGAAGCTCCATATGTGATTTCTTTCCCACATTCGCAACAAGCAATTTTCTTGTTCATATCATCCTCGTAATATGTAGCTCCATCAGGCAATGCATAATCCTCATATTGGCCAGTTTCCAAATCGTACTTTCTAGCAAAAGCATGATCCATTGCAGTATTTAATAAATCAAAATACTTTAAAGCATCATCTTGTGTCATATCTTTGTAATTTGCATCGAGGACAACAACACCACGCTCTTTACAAAGTTTTGACCATTCTTCACCTGTCATTTGTATCACGTCCTGCCACTGGCTTATTACACATGAAATTTTCAAAATCCCTGTTACAATCAGAACAGATTTCTGCTTTCTTTGTTACAAGTCCTATGCCATCATTATTTTTTAATCCATACGCTTGATATGAAATTTTATAATTAGTGACTTCTTTGGTTTTAAAAACTCTTTTACATCTATCACATTGAACAATTCCTCTATCTATTTTCATCAGTTTGCTTCCTTTCTTCTTTTCTTTACGATCAACGTGAGTCTTTCATTTCTTTCTTTGATTCTTAAATTTTGCATTCTCAAACGATAATTTTCATTCTCGAGATATGCAATTTTTTCTTGAGGGGCAAATAATTATCTTCACCCCATTCAAGAAGTAAAGCTCTTAATTCATCACACTTTGACATCTCTTAATTTCCTGTTCAATTTTCTTAAAAGTTTGTAAGGAAATGGATTATCTTCTAAATATTCAAAATAGCTGACTGTTGTTGAAAATCCTTTTATACCATCAAAATTGCCGTGTGAGTAAGGTGTAGCGATAATTTTATTCAAAGCAGCTTCAATATCACCATCAACAATCCTTTTATCGGCACTACCCATGCACATTGCATTTCCTGTCAACATATTTGGCATTGCATATTCATATAACTCAGTTTCAGGACCTTTGTATTTCTTATAGCAATAACATTGGATGCCTTTTACGATTTTGTTGTCATATCGAACGATATAAATAGCATTAGGAAAATTTACTTTGTATGAATGATTATTATAAGTAACATATTGCATATGCTCAGGTTGCTTTATAACGGTATAATCAATACCAGCACCTATCGTGTTTTCAGAAAACAATTTTATGTTTGCTTTCTCATGCTGATCTTTGATAAAAAAATCATTAAAAAGTTTTACCAGTTCTTCTTTTGAAAGCATTTTGAATGTAATCTTCTCGTTTTGTTTGATACATAATTCAGCATCATCTTTTTTGTTGTTTAAACGAATGATTGCTTCTCTCATTACATGATCACCTCGCTTTTTGTCTTTAATGTGTTTGAAAGAGCTGAAATCAAAGCATTTGAAGTAAATTTATAATCACAATCATATACTTTTCTTTCGACTATTATTTGCAACAATTCCGTATTGTGTCTTTCTTTTTTTGAAACATTGGCCATGATTTCTAGAGCTTCATTTGCCACTCCAAAATTCAAATCAGGATATTCCCATCCTTCAATTTCAATGTTTCTTACGTTTCCTTTAACAAATTGACCATTTATAAATCGATATCCAAAACCATATAGCATTGCTCTTATTTGATAGCTCTTTTTATAAAGCTTTCTGAATTTCCTAGCTTTTCCCTTGTTCTTGAATTTGATATATAAGAACTGCATTTCAGTGGTACCTAGACAGTAATAATCAACTTTTGGTTCGGATAATGTTTCATCCGAGTACTCACACCACTCTTTGGCTTCTGCATATGTTTCTCTAAAGACACCTTTTAATTGTGGAATAATAAAACTTACATTTACAAACACTTCATTCTGTTCATCATATAATCCTTCAATTATTGTTTCGAATCCGTCGACTAAAAACTCATTTCTATCAAAAAACGGACTTAATATAACTTTTTCAAATTCATAATCGATAACATCTGGAAAAACATGTTCATCTAATAAGTCAATTTCTTGAAAGTTTTGTATCAGATCATTAGATTCATCTTCTTCAAATGCAACCGTTAAATCATCAATAGCTTTTGGTGATGTGTAACTTAATGCATTGATAAAAAACTTTTCATAACTGTTAGGTTCCAGTTTATCGGGTATATGATCAGTCGTAAAAAACTGTCTCAAATCTGTTGACAAGTTGAACACCTTCTTTCAACTGATACATGATTAAAGCATTACAATGTTCCAATATCGATACAGCCATTTTTGCATTGGTTACTAGAAACTGAACATTTCCTTTGGCGGCCTGTTCTTGACAAGAAACATCAAGCGGATGTTTATCCAAATCAAATTTGTAACATTGACTTCTCAAATTACTTTGTTGAATACCATTCTTTTTTGTTGTGATATAGATATTTCCTTCATATTCACTATTTGCTGAGTCGATATAAATAACATCATCAAGCTTTTTAAATACCTTTTCTAAAATCATTCTTGTAGCATCATTATCGACACATCCTATAATTACAGGAACATATCCCTTATCATCTTGGATAAGAGCAAATAAACTTTCATAAGTGCAATATTTATCATCGAATTCACACTCTATTGGATAAAGAGAATTGATTTTTCTCGATAATGCCAAAGCCTTATTATCACCAACGTCTTGAGCTTGGTATCCTTGACGTTCAATGTTTTTAGATTCGACTGTATCACCATCTATGAGTATCATTTTATGTGATGTTCCTAAAAGAAGTTTTGGGAGGTCTCTTGCTAGAAGAGAACCAGTCCCACCAACTCCAATCACATAGAATTTATATCTTGTATAAGCCATATCGAACACCTAGCCTTTTCTATGTTGTTTTCCAGTTACAACAAGAACGTTGTCATCCTCGATATAGCTGTATTCCATTGTTCCTGCAAACTCATAATGACGGTGTTGTAACATGATGTCCGTGATTTCCTTTTCTGTATAATCTTGGCCATCTACAAACCCATAAGAAGAAATATCAATCAATCTTCCTTCAGAGTAGACTCCAAATGGATACTTGTAAGTTTTTTCAGTACTTGCTTTTTTCTTAGGTACTTTTTTACCTGCGGGTTTTTCTTCTTTTTTAGATTCTTCTGCAATTTCAGTTGCTTGTTTTGGTGCTTGTTTTACCTCTTCAGTCGCTTGCTTTTCAACTTTTGTAACTGGAGCAGGTTGTTGATCAGTTTCTTTTTTATCTTCTTCAACCTTTTCTACTTCTTCAACAACTGCATCTTTTGTATCTTTTTTAGCTGATTCTTCAGCTTTTTTCTTTGCTTCTTGTTCTTCTCTAACTAAATCAAACAATCCCATAATTTTCCCTCCTATTTCGGTCTTCTCTCACCGATTTCTTCTAGACATATTTTTAAACATTCATTTTCAGCAAATTCACGAATGATAACCAGTTCACACACTTGAATATCATCGTAATATGCCACATTATTGAGTGCATCTAAAACTACTTTGATGATGTTGTCGATATCAGGTTTGACAGTACAAAGAAACGTTTTATCTAATAGCCAACATCTTAATTTTTTAGTGGTCGACTTAGGTATTTCTCTATAAGCGAATATCTTCACTCTTAGAGCCTTATCACTTTGATAACTTGTAGTTTTTCGATAGCACATTGCTATTTTTTGTTCGTAATCCCTTGTTTTTTTAGGTGTATACGCTCTAACGAATTTCCCTTGAGTAGTAAACCTTGGCCGACCTTTTCCAACGATTGCTCCTGGAACGGTAAACCAAAATTTCTTGTAATCATTTTTGATACCTAAATCAAGCAAGCATTGGGTCGAAATCATCTTCTAGTTCCTCTGGAACAACAGCATCTTCAAGAAGTGCATCCAATCGTTCCTCTTCTTGGTAATCATCCTCAATTATTTCTTCTTGTTCATCATCTGCAGGTTCTTCTACATCCATATCTTCGAATTCATCATAGTTTGTAGGTTGTTGTACAAGTTCCATTGTTTGTTGATCAACAGCACTTTTCTTAGGGTCATCTTTGATGTTGAAATAAACAGTCAATGTAATGGTTGTTTGTCCACCATTTAATTCGGTTTGATCACATGCTGCCAAATAATATGGGTTCCAATCACCAGCTAATGTAATAAATTCATTGTCACGTTCTGCATCCAACATATAGATATCAGGAAATCCTATCTTGTCCAAAATCTTGTTATCTTCTTCAGAAATCCATCTTTGTGTCACTTCAACGATTTTTGGAATCTTGTAAGGATCACCTTTATCAACAGAAAAAACCTTTTTCGACATGTAACCCGCATGCTTGAAGAAATTTCTAACTGCAATCAAATATGATTCTTGACAGCTGAAATGTTCAGCTTTCGCCAATTTCATATCTCCGTTAGGTAATTGTGATAGTTCATAAGGGATTTTTCCAAACTCTCTTAATTCATCATCTAAAAGCAAATTACTTTGAAAGTCATAAACTGCAGCATAGTTGTTACAAACTAAATACAACTTCTCATCATCGCCATAAAATACTGGTGTGTAAGTCTTGTTTTTTCCGATGATTTCTTTCGCAATTGAAAGAAATTTATAGAAAAACGGTTCTTCATCTTTTTTATGAGCATTTTCATCTCTCCTTTTTTGTTTAATTTGTTATTTTCTTGGTCAAATATTCATTCTAACGAATGTTTTTAGATAATTGGTAAAGTTAATCATCTTTATAGCAAACACTCGTTAAAAACGAAAATTTTAAGTTTTTTATTTTAGACTAGAATTGAATGTCATCTTCCATGATGTTGAAAGGTGGATTTTCATTCATAAAACTGTCTTGTTGTTGATTTTGTGGTTGTTGGTACTGATTTGGATTGTATGTTGATTGTGAATGATATTGTTGTTCTTCGTATTTGTCTCTAGGTTTTGTTTCTAAAAACTGAACTGAATCACATACAACTTCAGTAACATATACACGTTGACCTTGAGCGTTGTCATAAGATCTTGAGCGAAGTCTTCCTTCAACTCCAACTAACGAACCTTTGGAACAGTACTTTTCAACATTTTCAGCAGTCTTATTCCAAACAACACATGAAATGTAATCCGCTTGTTGCTCTTCATCATTTCTCTTTGGTCGATTAATCGCTAAAGTAAAGCTTGTAACTGCTGAACCGTTTTGAGTTCTTCTAAGTTCAGGATCACGTGTCATCCTACCAACTAAAACTACTCTGTTTATCATATCTTCTACTTCCCTTGTTATTTTGATTTTGAAGTTTTTGTTCTAATCTTGTTTTTGCTTCTCCCCTGTATGTAAGAACCGAAGAATTTCGTTTTCTAACATGTTCTTCATGTAAGATCTTGATTGATTCTTTATCGTAATTGCATTCCTGAAACTTTTTGGAATATTCTTTAGCATCTTGTGAGTTTAAAAATCTAAATGGAAAGTTTCCATAAGTTTCATCTTCAAACTGAATAATTACTGTGTTGGGCGGAATCTTTTCAATTGTGTAATCAGGAACTTCAATGTTAGAAATAATTTCTCCTATACTTGGAGCAAAAGGTTTCTTTTTTGAAAATGCTACAATTGCATTTCTTACCTGTTCATATGAGTACTCCATAAACACATCACACCAGACTTCTATAACTTCTCTATCATTGATATTTAATTGTGTTGATGAATTTAGATTTTTGTAAAATTTCAAAATCTTTTTGATTTCCGTTTTTTCCAAATTTAACTAATCCTTTCACTAAATGGAGGGGCGCTACTATATATAGCAATCTGCAATGTCGTATGCGAAGGATTGTTATCTGTGAGTGTGCAACACACCCCTCTTGTTTTATCTTGTTTTTTCTTGTTTATTTTGTTTATATTGTTTATATATAGAAAGGGGTTGTGTAATTTTTACATATCGGTTGTGTAAATTTTACATATCGGCTATGTACTTTTTACATATCGGTTGTGTAATTTTTACATATCAATACCCTCTCCATTTTCTATAGTTCAGCACCTTTATTACTGTATTTTGACTAGAAGTTTGGTAATCAATATACTTATTATCTTTTAGGAATTTCATAAATTTAATTACTGTTTTATATCCCCATCCAAGATGATTGGCAATTTCTATTTGCGTGGTCGTAAAGGTTCCTGCCTCTCCATACTTATCATCAAAATAAGCCTTAAAGAGGCAATAGGAAAACAGAGTCCATGCTTTTGAATTTTTAATAATAGGATCATTCACCAACTCGTTTGAAAATCCTGTGTACCCTTTCTTTACCTCTTTTTCAGCCATTGATTAAACCTCTTATTCTACATACTTTTCTTGATAATCACTTATATAGATTTCTCTATGATTTCCTTGTGTATCACCATAAATCAGTCCTTCATCATATAGTTTCTTTAATGATGCTTTGAACTTGTTTTCACTGATTGGCAAGTCTAGATTTCTAATGTCCAATTCTAAATATCCGCTATAATCACAATTGAATAATAGATAAGTGAAAGTCCATAGAGAGTATGTATCTCTATAGGCTTTTGTACTTGTAAATGATTGAGGAAGTATAATGTAATCTTCTTGCATCCTATTACCTCCTACATTGACATTGGGTCAAAGTCATCAACCGGAACTTTTTCAGCTTGTTTTTCTTCATTGATGATGTCTTGCATTGTTGGAGCTGTATTTGCTTCAATTGCTTGATGCACTTGAGGAGTTTCTTCTACAACAAAATTACTTGTTGTATCTTCAACACCCATTTCTTCAGGAACATACATTCCTTGGAATTCTGATGTAAAAGCTTCTCTTAAACATTGAGCAACTGCAACTTTTCTAATCATTGTCGCTGGCTTGCCACTCCATTGAGCATTGACTGTCCCATCTTTCTTTTTACCGACATATTCATCAAGTGATACTTCTACACGTTCAGGCTCTCTGTCTTTTCTATAGACTTCACACCATCCACCAACTAACTCTTCTCTTGATGGCATATAGAACGTACCAACGCGATAATCAATTTTTCCTTCAGCGGTTAAAACAATAATTCCTGCTTTTTTGCCTTGATACTCAGGATGCTTGTCTGCTCTTTTTTGATATACATCTTTAGAAACAACCATTGTCGCTGGTGAGCTACCATATTTGATTAAATGTGCTTCTTTGATGAACGGATTTAATTTTTGAGCTGAACATAATGCAATGAACAATTTAACTTCTTGATCACTTACATTACCTCCACCAGCAACCAAATAGCTTTTTACGATATTTGAGCTTAATTTAATTTCTCCTGTATCTGTTTTAATTGTTGTAATTTTGTTTTCTCTTGCTTGACTTGCTTGTTGTACCATACTTTGTAATGCCATAATTTTTCTCCTTATTTTTCATTTAATTAACTTCTTTTACGTTATATTTATCAATTGAGCCTGTTTGTGGATCACTCAACTCTTTTTCAACAAGTTTCACTTCTCCAAAACTAAATGTTGGATTGATGTTTTTAATTACATCCATGTATCTATTCAACATTTGAAGAGCTGCTAAATCGCCTTCAAATTCAAATGTTTTCTTCCATTTTCTGCCTTGGAACTTTTCAGGCGTTTGCTTGATTTCAGTAACGATATACTTATCATTTACGTTAGCAATCGTTTCATCACCACGCTTGATAGGCGTGTATTTAGGTTGATTTTCAACTGTTTGAGAAGTTTGTTTTTTGACTGCTTCCAACTCTTTTTGGTGTTGAAGTTCTGCTTCTTTTTGTTTCTTTTCAAACTCTTCCTTTTGATGTTGAAATTCTGCTTCTTTTTGTTGAGCAACCGCTTGTGATTGTTTTTTGATGTTGTCTACTTCATCAGTAATCATTTCAGTTACTTTAGGAAGACCTTCAGTATTTAAAAGAGCTTGATATTTTTTTCTTGAAATAAACTTTTCTTCAACATTTGCAATAAGACATGCATTGATGATTGTTTTTTCGACCATTTCTAAATTCAATTTGTCATTCTTTTCTTTTTCCATTAAAGCATTGAATTGTGCTTCAACTTGTTCTTCAAATTTCTTTTTGGATGTTGAAGCGTTAAGCCATTTTTCATCAAAAACGAACTGATCAGCATATTCCTTTGAAATCATCTTTCTAGAAATTAATACTTCTTTTAGTTGATCAATAGCTGCTTGACGTTCTTTTCTAAGAGCTTCTTTTTGCTTTTGAACAAATACATCCACATTTTCAGCCACAACACTTGCAGTATCATTTAAAGCTTTAACAACTTTATTTACCTTTGCTTCAAATTCTTGATAAGGCTCAATGTATGCTTTTTTGACTGCTTTTCTTTCAGTTTCTAATTTTTTAGCATACGAACGATATAATGGAACCATTCCAGTTTTAGCTTTAACAAAATCTTTGTAGTTCTTTTCATCTACAACCACACCTTTTTTAGCTTCAATCGCTGGAATCAATTTGACCATTTCATCAATATTCGAAACAATCGCTTCATTTGCTGGTCTTTTTTGAACTTCTAATGAAAGGTGTTTTTCATCAATGTCAACGTGTTCTTCAATAACTTCAGCTTTTGCTTCAACAACCTTTTCTTCTTCAGCTGGTCTAAAGAACTCAATTACACTAACAACTCTATAGCGTTCATCTAACACTTGATTTGCTGGTTGCCAGAAGATTGCATTGTCTTGTTTTAAAATGACAAATGCTTTATCTCCTGGATATGTTAGTTTGACAACTGGTTCTCCATTCACAAGAAAGCAGTTATTGATTGACAAGAAATTGATTACTTTTTCAAATTCTTCTTTGGTTGTAATTTTTACAGCTACCAATTCATTGAGTAGCCCTGTTTGAAACTCATTCATGTTCTTTCTTTTCCTCCTTTTAAGCATCTAAATTCATTGCTAATTGACTGTTGTACTCTTTAATTTTCAAGCTTGTATTGACTTCAGGTGACCAAGATTCAAGATATTCTTTTGCGTTTTCAAATTCGGTCTTCAAAGTATCTCTAAATGAACCTAACTTAAAATAGTTCTTGTAGTCTCTCCAGATATTGCTAAAAATCTTTCTGCTCATTAATTGGTAGGCTCTAGAATCAAAACCTCCCAAAGTTCTGATCACTGTTGCTTTAGCAATCTTTTCAAGTATTTGTTGTTGAGAGCTATCAATCGTTGTTGATTTTTCTAAGCTTGATACTTTTTCTTCAAGAACATCAACTCTTTGAGCTGTCTCTTCTTGAACCTTAACACTTAAGAATAAAATTTCTCTATCTGTTTTTGGAATTTTGATTTTTTGTTCCATTTCAGCAAAACGATTAACATACTTAGCGGTAAAAATTACACCTTTTTCACCTGTTAATTTATTCGCTACCATTTCACAACCTTTCTTGGTTAGGAGATAGCATTCATAAGTTTTGTTGTTATTTTCAACTTTATAAGTGTTTGGAATAAAGAAATCCTGAGGGCGCAATTTTGCGCTTTCTAAAATTTGTTGATAATTACGGACTTTTTTCAATAAGTCCTTATGTTGAATACCAACCATTTCAGCAACTTCTCTACTATCGATTGTTTCAGTTACTGATGCATTGATTAATTGATTATTCATTAGTTCATTCATAATAAGTTTTCCTTTCAATCTTTTTTGTAATTATTTGTTATAATCTTTCTAGGGGGTATCGACTATGAATGATGATTTTTCAAACATAAATCTTTACATCAAAGAAAGATTAAAGCTTTACTATATGAAATGTTTTAAAAAGTACGTTGATGAAAATTACTTTGGTCCAAACACTACATATAAGCTTGTAAGAATTAAATTTATTGAAACCAGATATGAATTTAATGATGTTACTCAAACAGAAACACTTAAGAAGATCTTATACACCTTGAGCGACCGCTATTATCGATATTGTGTCTATAGAAGACGACAATTCTTTAGCAATAGCATTTGGCCAGCTGTTGTTGGTGGATTTGTTTCTATAGTGTTTTCTATAATAACAACATTAGTAACAACACTAGTTCTAATAAAATTTGGATTACAATAACGACTCTATAAAAGAGTCTTTTTCTATATAGCATTTCAAAGAAATCTCTTTCTTCTTTAAAAAAGCCAAACTCTTGTAAATGTTCGTCTGTGATTTTTCTCATTTGGATTGCCCTTTCTAGCTAACTTCTTTTAATTCCTTATTCCTACTTTCTAAAAAAGGTGGTGGCGTTTTAGTTTTGATTAAATTCCAATACCACAATTCCGTTTTAAATAGGTATTTTGCATCTAGCACTAAATCATCATAATGCAGATATACAACTCTTGTTTCTTGCTTTCCTGCACCACCATTTGCCCATGGAATGTCTAAAATGGCATATAAGACAAAATGTCTTAATCCAGTGGTTATCATGTAATGCAGTACTTGAAAGTAGTAGCATATTGGAATGTGATCATTGGCCCATTCTTTTAACATTGCACCATTTTGAATAGTTGTTGATTTGATTTCCAATCCCCATTTTTCTTTGGTTGCAATTTCAATCATTGCCCCATCTAAATTAGCTCTTAAAAATGGATATTTCTTGTTTGATAAACTGATATCTTTCGTATCAATCAATTCAAACTTGTTTTTATAAAGAACACCGAACAATTCAATGAGGATGGGTTCCAATGCATTCCCTTTTTCGATTGCTTCACTCGTTTGGAATACAGGCTTTTTAGCACCTGTCTTTTCCTCCCACAATTCATAAGGTGTTTTGTAATTGTTTACGTTCATTACAATTCCTGCATCAGAACCACCAATTCCTTTTCCTCTTAGGCTATGCCAATGTTTTTTATCTTTGACATAATCGACATTACAATTAGGAAAGAACTCCTCATAGTTCGTAGTTTCCATTTTCTAGATCCTTTTTAGCACTTGCTAATTCCTGATTGAGATAACCAAGTTGAAGATAATCATCACTATCTAGATGATCCTTGCACTCCATACACATGATTGAACCCTCAATATCAGCAACTCTTTCTTCTAATTCTTTCTTTTTCATCTTCTAACGCCCCTTTATATTGTTCTTGGATGTAGTTATTCAGTTCATTACAGCAATGATTGAAAGCATTTTTTGCTGGTGTAAACATTTCTTTGACCTTTTCAATGTCAACATTGATTGGAGCCATTTCTAAGAAAAGACTTCCTAAGATGTTCCAATCCCCGTGTGATAATACCGAAAGCGCATCTCCATCTTTCTTGATGCTTAGTTCTAATTTAAGTAACGGTACTGCTGGTCTTTCATCTACTTCCTTTTCAGTTGAACCAATTTGAACAACTTTGACATCTGCACCTGCAGCTTTTGCAGTTTGGATGATGTCTTCTAATAATTTTTTATCCATAACTATTTCTCCCTTTTGATGTATATTTCGGTGTACTTGACACCAAAACTGTTACTTTGATTTTCTACCCATACGTCAATAACGTTATTCTTAATCGCTCCGCCACAATCTTCAGCCACGTAAATTTGGCCATCAATCATGACTTTACTTCCATATGGGATTATTTCAGGGTCAACAGCGATTGTATGATTGACTTGTGCCTTAACTCCTGTAGAAGTCAAGTCTCCATATTCATCTTCTCCAAACCAATACGCCGTAATTCTAAAGACCCCTAATGATCTTCATTTTTGAAGTTCTTCTACTTGACTTTGCAAGTTTTGAACTTCATTTTGTGTTTCCTGCATTTGTCCTAAAAGTTCATTGTAAGTATCTTTTAAAAGTGTATTCCTTGCTTTTAAATCAAATACTTCTTCTTGACTATCTACGATTTCATTTTGTAAATATTGGCCATGTAAATACATTCCGATATTTGCTGAAACTGAAATACCTAATGCAACTGCAAGAACCTTTGCTTTGTTTAGTTTCTTCATGAAATTCCTCCCTGTAATAATCTTTTTTGAGATTCAACTATTTCTTTGCAACTCTTGGCTTTTTCATAGTTGCTGACATCCAATCCTGCATAATCTCTTTGAAAATCAAGGATTTCTTTTTGAGAAAACTTCCAACCTTTTCCTAAATAGATAGGATTGAAAATACCTAATTCTACAAGATTTTGAAGTTGATTTTGAGAAACGCCCAAGTCTTCCATAACTTCTGGAAATTTAAGCATCTTTGTAGGTCTTGCTTCCATTAATATTTACCTCCTTTTTTTGTTTTTTAATTAATCCATATTTGCAATTCTTCCTGAATTTGTTTATAATTTATATGCTATGTTGGTGTCCTGTTTAAGGGCACTTTTTTTATAAACTTCTGACCAAAATTGCAAGACAGTTTCCAATGAAACAACCGATAATAACGATTGTGGCCAATCCTCTTGCTGATAGTTTCATAGTTTTCCTTCCCTTCTTGCTTTCAAAACAAAACTTGCCAAGTTGTAGTACATTTTCATAAAACTATCACGATCTTTTTTTAGATAAGCCAACATGATCAGTAATAAAATGTTAAGCAAAAATGATATACATAACCACCACTTCATAATTTCACATCCTTCCTATTCGAAACTTTATTGAATATTTGCTCACGTAACTCGCTATATTCATCTTGAGAAATAAGTTTTAAATTGTATGCAGTATCAAGAACACCATTTAAATATGTGCGCTGAATAGAAATGGCTGTATAACATGTATCAAGATCACATTTCTTTTCTTTGTATTCTCCTCCAGGAAAGCATTTTTCAAATTCTTTTCTTGCATTATTTCTAAGTTCAACAAGTTCTTCTAGATACTCTATTTCATGTTTTATTTTGAATTTAATAATTTCTACTTGTTCTTCTTTAGTCATAACTTTTTCTCCTTCCTACTACTGACCATCAAGGAACCAGTCTCGTGTTATTTAAAATGACAAATTTCACAGTTATGGGAATTCCAATTAGATTTATATGGTTTTTTATTTGCTTCAGGAGTCGAGATTGGCTCCTGGATGATCAGTAATTTATTTAATTGTTTTCGACATTCTTCATCTCTTTCTTTATAATTAAGTTATCGGTACGGCAATATCGAAATTTAATTAGAAAGTGAGGTGAAAATATGCCTAATGACTTTAAATGTCCATACTGTAGCCATACTGCCGAACTCAATGATTCAACTTATAAAAAAGTAAAGCCATCATTTGAAGTGCCTTTTGGCAGCACTATTCCACCTAAAGAAAGCGAAGTTACACTTGGTATTTTTAAATGCCCTCATTGCTTTGAATATTCCATTAATGCTCAAGGAACTGGTTCTAAAGTAAAAACTGATATAGTTCATGTAAAACCTATTTCTTTAGCAAAACAGTTTCCTGATTATATTCCAAAAGCTATAAGACAAGATTATGAAGAAGCTTACGCTATTGTTAATTTAAGTCCTAAAGCATCAGCGACCTTATCAAGACGTTGCTTGCAAGGAATGATTAGAGATTTTTGGAAAATCAAGCCATCCACACTATTTAAAGAAATTGATCAACTTGAACATAAAATCCCAGCAATGCAATGGAAAGTTCTTGATGGAATAAGAAGAGTCGGTAATATTGGTGCCCATATGGAAAAAGATATAAATGTAATAGTTGATATTGATCCAGGTGAAGCAGAAAAACTTCTTAAAGTAATCGAAAAACTTATAAACGATTGGTATGTAGAACGATACGAAACCGAATTGCTTTATGGTGATATAATTGCTATATCTGCTGAAAAAACCAAAGCTAAGAAAGAGTAATTAAATTTGCTCTTTTTCTTTTCGAGGATCTTTATCAAATAGAAAATGATAGTTCCCCTCTCTATCTTTTTCGTAGTAAAGCTCTACAAATCTACACACATCTTCTTTAGTTCCTTTGCCTCTTAAAACAGTTACAACTAACAATGTTCTTTCCTCAACATTGTCTACTCTTTCACATTTTTGTTTTTGCATTTCTCATCACCACCTTTTTTATGTTTTTAATCAAGAAAGAAATACATAAGCTGAATAAAGTATCTAAATAATAGTTGCATACCATTTATAGAACCAATTATCAGGTTCTATTTTTTTCATTACTTTTAAGCAAATTAAATATGCGATTGTAAAAGTGATAAAATGTGTTGCCTTCATTTGATTTCCTCTTCCCTTTCTCTTTTATTTGTGCCGTCAAAGCAAACTATAACCTTACTTCATTAAATTGATTGACTGCATCAATCATGTTTTTAGAGATTTCAGCTTGTTCAGAAGCAAGTTGTCCAATGATCATGCCTTGCATGATGTAGACCGCTTTTTCTTTGTTTGCTGGAGAAAGTTTCTTCACTGTGCCATTAATGAAGTCTTCAATATCTCTCTTTTCTTTTTTGTAATCTTCCATGGTGTTCACCTCCTTTTAAAAATTTCCAAATTGTGATAAAATATTCTTGCCTATGTGGCAGAATGGAGAGTGGTCATTTTGACAAAACTTTTGATTTTGCCCTGTTCTCTTATTGTGGGGGAAACGTACTGATACCTAGACAGTTTAAACAGGTTAAAATAATTGCTCTGCAGATTACTTAGGGATTAATCCGCAAGGAGACTTGTGCATTAAGCACTAAATAAACCGCATCAATTTCCACAAATCATCAGCTAAAGGGCAAACCTTTAAATAGCTTTTTTAGGCTATCATGCAGAACTAAGACTGCATAAGTGATGATGTGTACATAGAAGCATTAGGCGCTATATAATGTAGTAATTTAGTTTTTAACTTCTTTACTTGCATACACAAAGAGTAAATAAATTTAGACAAACGTCAGTAAGGATAGCGCACTTATTGGCGTTTTGTTTTTATATCAACCTTTGCATCAATAAAACCAATGAATTTACCCAAATCCACTAAAAGAACAGAACATCAATACTCGCATCAGGAAATCTTCTCTTAAATTTTGCTAGAAATTCATAACTGGGATTTTGATATCCACTTTCCACTTTGTAGTAGTACGAAGGTGAAACTCCTATTTCCTTTGCTATTTCATTTTGCTTTAAATTCAATGATTTTCGGAATTCAATGAGTGAAGCATTTCCCATTAAAAGTCTCTCCTTTCTAACTATTTTGTTCTTGATTGGCTTCAATGAATAATTTTGTGACTTTCATTAAGTCATCCCACAAATAGCCTTTGCCGCTTTCAACTAAATGATTAACATACACTAATGTCATACCGTACATTTGAAACACCTCCTTTTTTTGTTCATTTGATTAACTTTACACCTATATAATAATTCATTCGATGAACATTGTCAATATCAAATGTTCATTTGATTAACTTTTTTTATTTACTTTTAATCATTTACGTTATATACTTTGATTGAAGGAGGTGATAAAAAATGGAGACAATCAACGAAAGAATTTATAGATTAAGAAAACATTTAGGATTGAGCCAAGAGGCCTTTGGTCAAAGAATAGGTATCAAAAAAGCTTCTATAAGTATGATTGAAAAAGGGAAAAACAATCCAAGTGAACAAACGATTAAATCTATTTGCAGAGAGTTTGATGTCAATTATGCTTGGATTATGGAAGGCCTTGGTGAGATGTTTTCTGATCTACCAAACACATTGTTTGAACAAGTAGCCGACGAATATCATTTAGATGATCTTGATAAAAAAATAGTTAAAAGTTACATGCAATTAACAGAAGAAAAAAGAAAGGTCATTAAAGAATACCTGCATGATATTTTTATAAGCGAATAAAAGATTGATACACCTTAAGGGGTGATAATAATGAACGAAAGAATTAAAGAAATAAGAAAATCAGTTGGATTAAGTCAAAAAGAGTTCGGGGTAAGAATTGGTGTAAGTGATACAGCTATTTCAAAAATTGAACATGGAGAGCGTAATCCAAGTAAACAAACTATTAAACTCATATGTAAAGAATTCAAAATCAACCAAAATTGGTTAAAAAGTGGAATTGGAGAAATGTTTTCTAATGATCAAGATATTTTTTTAGATGATTTAACCGAACTTAATAGTTTAGGAGAACGTATCAAAAAATTAAGAATTGTACTATGTTTAAGTCAAAGAGAGTTTGGTAAAAGAATTGGCATTGTAAAAACTGCTGTTTCTAAAATAGAAAATGGTGAGAACTCACCTCGTGAACAAACAATCATGTCTATTTGCAGAGTATTTGATGTTAATGAATCATGGCTTAAAGATGGCATAGGAGATATGTTTTTAAATACTTCTAAAGATTTATTTGATCAGTTAGCAAACAAGTATAATCTAAATGAATTTGATATAAAGGTTATTAAAAGATACGTAAACTTCAGCAAAGAACAAAGACATCTTATTAAAGATATCTTTATAAATGAAAAGGACGACTAATCGTCGCCCAATTACTACTTATTTTTTACGTAAAAAGAATTTTTGCACGAATAAGTAGATTTCTTTTAATGCAATGTTACTATGGATATGTTTGATCATATCTATTATGTAACGTCGATAATCATTATTTTTCATGGTTAGACCTCCCCTCTTTTTTTAAATAAAAAATGGTTGGTTTAAATCATAGGCATCACCTCCATTCAAAGGGATGTCATTGAAAAATAATGCGAATTTATTCTAACAAAAGAAATACAATGTGAAAGTATTTTAAAATGTAAATATTCAGATAATAGTATTCGTTTTTTTAGTAACAAATATATAATGGAGGGATAATAAATGAAGAAATTATTAAGTCTAGCATTAATTGGGGCTTTGTCTCTATCTCTAACCGCATGCGGAAATAACAGTTCAAAAGACAATTCATCTTCCAAAGAAACAACCACAACAAAAAAAGAAGAAAAGAAAGAACCTTTGGATTTAACAGGAGAATGGCAATGTGATCCGACTGACGGAACATATTTAAAAGCCACTATTTCTAATGGTGTTATTGAAATTGATTGGGTTTTTGTAGAAGAAAATAAAAGCGCTATATATTGGGTTGGCTCTTATGATGCCCCTACTACTGATACAAATGAATATTCGTGGGTATCTAATAATGACCATGAACAAACTGAAACTTCTATTTTAGCATCAACTGATGAAACAAAAGAATTTACATACAACAATGGTGTTATTTCATTCTCAGCATCTATGCAGGGCGTAAGCAAAACATTTGAATTGAAAAAACAGTAAATAAAAAAAGACACCCTTTCATTGGCCGTGAAAGAGTGCCCGAGTGCTATAATTTTGTTTTGACGACACAAATAAATAGCACTCCTATTATACACTAAAAATATTAGGAGGTAAATATATTATGATTAGAAAAAGAGAGTCTAAAAAGGCTAAAAATGGCTATGTTTATGAAGTGATCATAAAATATAAAGATTTTTCAGGAAATCAAAAGAGAATATCCAAGAGTGGATTTGTAAGAAAAGTAGATGCGGAAAGATATGCTGATGAAACACTATCAAAGATAAAAGAAAATATGCATTTAAAAACTGAAAAGCATACATTTGATGATATATTTCAACTATATATTATCAACGACCCTTTTACCAAAGAATCAACAAAGTATGTTAGAAACTCTGTTTATAATAAGCATTTGAAAGATACAATGGGTAAATGTGATATTTCAAAGATTGATTATGAATATATTCAAAATACATTGAATGAATTCGCCAAAAACAATACAAAGCAAACAATTGAAAACATTTATAAAATCATTAATGGAGTATTTACTTTTGCATATAACAATAACTATATTTCAAGAAAGCCTTACGTGAAACTAAAATTAAATGGTATCAAAACACAAAGTAAGAAAAAAACTATTACACTTGAAGAATTTAATATGCTTATCGATAGATATAAGCATCCTAGAAGAGATAAAATCCTTGAAAGTGATAATTACATAGTCGCTCTCTATATTGGATTATATACAGGTATAAGAATAAGCGAATGTCTTGGTTTAAAAAGAGAAGATGTTGATCTACAAAAAAATATAATTTCAATCAACAAACAAATTCAAAGAGTTGGTACTGAAATAAAAGAAACAACTTTAAAATCAGATGCAAGTTATCGTAGTCTTCCTATCTCAAATGAATTGCATGATATCTTAGAAAAACATTTTAAAAAGTATCCTGAAAGTGAATATGTTGTTTTTGATAAAGATATGAATTATATGAAATCCGAAAAGCTACGTAAGTCACTTGCTCGTTCTTGTGAGAAATTAGGAATTACATTTAACTATCATATGTTAAGGCACATGTTCATAACCCAACTTTACAATAAAGGTGTTGACATCAAAGTTGCTCAATCTCTTGCTGGACATTCAAGCTATCAAACAACTGCAGATATTTATACTGAATTAGATCAAGAAAAAACAGTTAATTTCAACACATCAAATTTATATAATTGAAGGGCAAAAACGGTAAATGCCCTTTTTTAAATTTTCGACACCCTATTCGACACCTTTTTAGCCAAGTTTTAGAAATATACCTATGAGGTAGCTACGAGGTACCTACATCAATTTTAGGGAACATATTGAAAAATCAAGGGTTTCTCATAATAAGTACCTACAAGGTAGCTATGAGGTACCTACGTTTTTTACTGGTGTTATTGGTATGGGTAACAACCCAATGGTTGGAGCTACTGTTGCTGTTGCTGTTGCTATCGAAGAAGCTTGTAAATAATTTATTAAAAAGTCTTGATTTTTCAAGGCTTTTTTTATTTTCCCTTTTATCCCTTTCTATCAACAATAATTTAAAAAATAAGGGGCTGTAACGAGTAAGTAGATTTTTAACTACTTTCGAAAGGTTACAG